ACTTGCTCAATAGCCTTAATCATGTTTTTCACTTGTACTTTGCCGAACTGACTATAGCCCTCAACAAGTTGTGGGTCCTTGCCTTCTTGCACTTCATACCATTCGTTAAGTTCTTTCTTCCAAACGTCAAGTATGATAGGGATATGTTGTGGAAGAATGTTGTGCTTTGCAAGAATATCAATGGGTTTACCTGGCAGATTACCTTTCAGCCCAGCCTGAATAAAATCATCGAACAATCCAATGATTTCACCTGTTGCCTCACGTGCTTTTTCACGCATAATTTCTTGCACATTGGGACGATTAGTAGGTTCCTTTTCTACTACTTCTTCCTCTACTTGTGGAGTAAGATTAGATTTGAAAACTGTTTCAGGCTTATGCACACAGGTCATCAATCTAGTAATTTCATTCTGTAATGACATTTCTTCATGCTCAGTCAATTGCAGCCCACGCAATGTCATACGTGCTAGCCAACCATACGTACTTAGTATTTCGCTTTCGGGTGCTTTTGCCATAACCTTAGCATCAGCCTTGCGGTCGTTTAATTCTAGATATTGAATCAGTAAGTCTTTAGCATCCTTACGTGCATAAAACCTAGTATACCATGTAAATGCTCTAGCGAGTGCGCTGTTGCGACTATCTGATTCTGGTTGCAAAGCAAAAAACGGCTCGTCACCTGCGTATTTTGTATCCCCGTCTTTAGGGTTTAGTGCTTTGATAACTGCATTTTCACTGAGTTTTTTACGGGACATAACCCACTCCTATCATATTAAGAAAGATAATTATAACACAACCCGTATTTAAGTGCAAGCCTAAATTCGCATAAATACTGTATTAATGGAATAACAACATGCCCAAACTGTCGCTATATCGCTCAGAAAAATCCCATGACTATAAGTTTTTTGACAAGACTATTGCAGAAATGCTAACGGTTGGGGGCACCGACTTGTACATTCACAAATATCTAGGTCCCAAGGATCAAGGTCCCTCATCCAGCTTCGCCCTACCAAGATATGATCAACTTGATCCGACAAATATTCAAGACCTGTTGTTTTTAGAAAACCGTGATAGAAAGTATGACAGTAACATTTACAGATTACGTGGGCATTACAATACACAGAACCTAGACTTTGACCTTAGTCAGTTTGGGTTGTTCTTAAACAATGATGTGATTTTTATTACTACCCATTACAATACAATGATAGAGATATTGGGTAGAAAGTTAATGGTAGGTGATGTATTAGAACTTCCTCATTTGGTTGATTATCATCCATTGAATGACAAGATACCAACAAGCTTACGTAGATATTACCAAGTAACTGACGCAAACTTTGCCAGTGAAGGTTTTAGTAGCACATGGTATTATCATCTTTGGAGAGTTAAATGTGAGCCATTGATAGATAGTCAAGAATTTGCAAATATACTTGATAAGCCACAATCTACTGACAACTATTTGGGTGATTGGGATAAACTAAAAACCTATGTTCCTGGTTATGTCGTAACGTTTGGGGACAAAAATTACACACCAAAGCAAAATGTACCAGCTGGTATTCCTTGCACAGATACAACGTATTGGCAATTAGATACTGCTGATAGTTTAAAAGATATTATTGGTCGTTACAATAAGAATCTTGAAATTAATCAAGCAATAGATCAAGAGGCATCAAGAATCGTACCTAAGAATGGATACGATAGAAAACAACTGTATCTCGTTCCTACAAATGCAGAAGAACAACCAGCTTCACCTCGCAATGTTATTGTTCGCAGAGGAATACCTGAAAGAACTACGTTTACTTTAAATTATGTTGATGGTAATGTTCCTATTATAAGACTATCATCAGGTGCAATCAAAGATGTTAATGGATTAGTAAATCAGGATATTATTTCTGCATTTATGAAGTTAACAATTCAAATAACAGAGATCGAACCAACAGTTGCAGAAGGTGGCTCTCGCAGTTTAGAGCCTGAATTGGCTTTATCAATTAAGGCTGTTGGTCCAATCACTGTACCATATGGTACAGTAGATAACATTGTTACTGATTCTACTATTGATATTGATAACCCAAGTTTTAATTCAGATGTATATGCAATTACAGAGGTTCAGGATTTTAGAGCAGATGCAGACCCAAGATTTAAATTTGTTGGGAAAGAATCAGCGAAAGGATTTGGTTATACATCAGGTTATAACTCAGGGGAAGCCGCTGCACCAAACGGTGAACCATTTGGTACTGGCATACAGTTCCCAAGTAATCCAAAAGTCGGGGAGTACTTTTTACGTTTAGATTACTTGCCACAACAAATGTTTAGATACGATGGTAATCTATGGGTCAAGATTAGTGAGGTCACTAGAACAGAAACACTATCAAGTAGTACACAGTTAGGTGGATTCATCAACAATAGCAATGTAACTCCTACATTAAATGGCCCTATACCAGAATCACAACCTCTATCATCAATATTAGGTATTACACCAGATTAAGGAAATAAATGGCACAATTCTTCTACGATAATCAGATCCGAAGATTTATAATTCAATTTGCAAGAATTTTTAGTAACTGGTACGTTACTAAAGGTAAAGACCCTGCAGGCAACGACATTGTTGTTCGTGTACCAATTATGTACGGAGATGCTAGCAGACAAGCAGCAACTATCATATCAAATAATAGTGCAAACAGTTTACCTAGCGCACCACTTATCACATATTATATAACTAGTTTAGAATACGATCAGAGTAGAACACAGGATCCTTACTTCATAGATAAACTTAATGTAAGGCGTAGAAATTTTAATCAAGACACAGGACAATATGAAACAACACAAGGTGATGCATTTACAATTGAAAGATTGATGCCCGTACCTTATACGCTTCGTATGCAAGTTGACTTTTGGACTACAAACTATAATCAAAAACTAGAGTTGATAGAACAGTTAGGTGTATTATTCAATCCTAGTATGGAGTTACAAAGTACAGATAATTTCATTGATTGGACAAGTTTAAGTGTAGTATATCAAGATGGATTAACATTTAGCAGTCGTACTATACCTGTAGGACAAGGTAATCCAATTGACGTATTGACTTGGAAGTTCTATATGCCTATATGGATAAGTAGTGCTGCTAAAGTTAAGAAGTTAGGCATTATACATAAGATTATTGCAAGTATCTTTAAAGGCAATGCAATTACTGATATGCAAGATGATGATTTATTGTTGGGCACAAGACAAAAAATTGCTCCGTATGGATATAAGTTATTATTATTAGGTAACTCATTACAAATACTACCTGACTATGCTGCGTTTAATCCACGTAACGATACACTAGATTCACCAGAAAATCCTAATACTACATTAGCTTGGAGTGGTTTCTTAAATGCTTATGGTAAAGTGAAACCAGGTATCAGTCAAATTTGGTTACAAAACGAACACATGGATACTGATATAGTTGGTACGATAGCATTCAATCCAACTGACGATAGATTATTAATTTATGATATTGATCCAGATACATTACCACAAAACACATTAGCACCTGTAGATAGTGTTATTGACCCATATGCTAAGTACCCCGGTAAAGGGTTACCTGCTGCTATTAATGGACAACGATACTTATTAGTAAACGAATTAGGTCATGATACCGATAAGGCTGTTAATAGTCCATGGGGCAACGTTGTTGCCAAGCCAAACGATATTATAGAATACAAAAATGGTGCATGGCAAATATCCTTTGACAGTTCCGTAACGTTTAAAACAGAATATGTCACGAATCTAACTACTTCAGTGCAGTATAGATTTTCTGATAATAAATGGATGAAGTCATACGAAGGTTGGTATAAGTCAGGAGATTTCTCAATAGTAGTTTAATAAAGATAAATTACTATATGAGCAAATCAAGTACAGCAGGCGGAGTTTTCTTCTACGCTGATTCCACAGATCGTTTTTTATTTTTATTACGCAGTGACGATAAAGATGCCACTGTGTGGGGTATACCTGGTGGTAAGATCGAAAAGAATGAATCATTATTTGAGGGTATTCACAGAGAGTGTATTGAAGAAATAAACTTTTTTCCCACAGAAGCTAAATTAATACCTATACAAAAATTTGTCAATAACAACTTTACATATCATACATTTTTTTGTAGAATAAATGAAGAATTCATACCCATACTAAATGAAGAACATATTGGGTATTGTTGGGTAGATGTACATCATTATCCTAAACCATTACATGCTGGTTTATTCAATACAGTAAGTTTTGACATAGTACAAGAAAAGCTAAAAGAACTTACAAAAAAAGCGACCTAGGTCGCTTTTTTGTTTAATAATAATTGAATATTATTCGGGCTCAGTTTCATCACCTTCTAAATCAGTATTACCTGTTAGATCAGTATCAGTACCTGCTTCTTCAACTTGAACAGCATTATCACTTGTGCTTGTGCTGAAGTTCCATGGATAGCTATCGCCACTTACTGTAATCTTTCTTCCTGCAATTTTAGTGATTTGACCTACTGTACCGTTATCTAACTTTACAGTGATACTCATTTCGCCTGCTGCTAAATCACCAGCTGCTTTAGCAACTAAACGACATACTGCTGTGTTGTCACTTGCATCACTGCATAAAAATCTAGCAGCACCCTTTTGTTTTACGATGTAACCAGGTGTGCTTGCTGTACCATTATGAAATTGTACTTTCAAATTATCGTCTGCGTTTGCACCGAAAAATCTTTTATTAATTGGGCGTCCCATTTGTTTTCTCCTTTATTAAATGGCGTTCTAGGCCTACGCAGTGGGTAACTGCATAAACTCTCAATTAAGAGTGAACATAACTATTTATCTTATGCACCTAAAGGTCTAGGTGCGCTACTTGTACTTGTACCAGAAGCGATTCCTGTTCCCATTGTTATCAAATGTTTGTTACCTGTAGCAGAGTTAACAATGTAAACACCAGTTGATCCGCCTACCAGTGTCCAAAAACCAGGACCAGTTGATCCTCTGTTCTTAATGTTAACATCGTTAACATATAAGTTTCTCCAATAAGCTTCTGCGGTAGAAGTTATAGTGACTGTTAAATCATTAACACCATCAGTCCCGCCCAATTGACTACCGTAAATTGTAATAGTGTCATTTGTTACATAACCACTTCCTAAGGAGTGAACTCTGACTTTATAAATTTGATTAGTCAATGGTGCTAAGTTTTGATGTGTCCAAACTTCTATCATTGCACCTGTACCAGAACCACTCGTTGTCCCTACAGTACTTGTTGGAGTACCTACTGCTGAACTATTATGACGTACATAATAACTAGTTAGAAAATCAATAGTACCTACAGGTGTTCCTGAAATCGTAGTGATGGCACCTACACCTCCGGACGGTCTACCCAAACTTTGAGAGTTCGCATCTCCCATTGTAGGCGTTAGATGTCCCACACTGTCTATTTGCATTGTCAAGTATTGTTCGTTAACGAATCCAATACCCATAGCACTATCAAATAAGTAAAAACCTGTTCCTGTCTGAGTTTTACCAGTTTGGATAGTAATACCTAACTCATCCGATGAAACATATAGACCTTGCCTTGCACCATGATACCCTTCAATGTTTAAAATATCATAGTTTGTAATTTTACCATTAACATCTAATGCGTTTTGACGATTGATTGTTAATCCATTCAATACACCAACACCAGTAATGTTAGGTTGATTACCATTAGCTTCTAAAATATTTCTAGCAAAGTTTGCTGTATTTGCATTTAGTGACCATGTTGAGTAATTTGCGTTTGGCACTTCACCTACAACATTAGGTCCTACTAAATGAGTTAAATTAATACCATTTGCTTCAATTAATGTTGTTCTTAATAGTCCTGTTGCTTTGTTGTATGTTAAATTAGCGTCACCTGCAAATTCGTCAGTGTCATTAAACTGAACATGTGTATCTAATCCACCTGGGGTTACTTCAGGTAACGCTACCCAACCAAGATTACCTGTACCATCTGTTTGTAATACGTAATCTGCTGTGCCACCTGGTATTGTAATATTCGCTAATTGAGGTAATGTAATATTACCTTCAATGAATGCATCAGTTTTACTTGTGAATGCACCATTAACTTGTAATGATGTTAGATTACCTACACTTGTAATGTTAGGTTGTGCAGCTACTATGACTGTATTTGCTAGATTTGCATTGCCCGCATTAGCAACAACACCTACAATATTTGCTGCAGGCAAATCTGTTAATCCCTGACCACTGCCATAGAATGCAGTCGCAGTTAATCTACCAGTTGATCTATCAAATGTCAAGAATGGACTTGCATCTAATCTATTGTTAGTATTAAATTGAACTTGTGTATTTGATCCACTAGCTGGATCAGGAACGTTCCATGACAATACACCTGCACCATTAGTCTTTAATACATAACCATCAGTGCCACCAGTGATAGTTAAGTTAGCTACGGATCCCAAATTAACTTTTTCTGTCGCTGTTAGATTTGCAGTAGTAACGTTTCCTGTAACAGAAATATTAGCAGCAGAAACATTCGCATCAATTGTGGCTGAACCTGTTAAATCTAAATTAACAGCATATACATTAGCAACAGCGGTTACATTACCACCTTGTATATTACCTGTAGCTGTTATATTTTCACCAGAGTTTACATTACCAACATTTATATCATCTGCTGTTAGTGTACCAGTAGTAATAAAGTTACCACCAGTAATGTTACCAGTAACAATTGTAACACCATTAACTTGTAAGTTACCTAATGTTGCATTGCCCGTTACCGTAGCGTTACTTGATACAGTAATATTATTACTTTGTACATTGCCTGTTGTGTTAAAGTTAGCAGCGTTAGCGTTAGCTGAAGCAGTTAATGTAGTTACGCTAGCAGGACCTGATGTTATTGATCCTGAAGTTGAGAGATTTCCAACACTTGCATTACCTGTGATTGTTAATCCTTCACCACCTGCAATATTACCGGTAACGTTTAAATTGCCCTGACTAGTTAATCTACCTACAGTAGCAGCACCGGATACCGTTAATATGTCTGTGGTATTAATTTCACCACTGGCTGTAATCTTCCCAGAAGAATTTAGATTTCCTGCTGAGGCGTTACCCGAAACGTTAAGTGTTGTAAGTGTACCTACACCTGTGATATTCGGTTGTGAAGCAGTTGTTAAACTTCCTGCAATTCTAGTTGCACTTAATGTATTTGATGATCTGTCAAAGGTAAATGAAGACGATCCACTAAAGTTACCATCATCATTAAATTGTACGAACGTGTTGCTGCCACCTGGTAATCTTTGTACTACCCAACTTAGATTACCTGTACCATCTGTTTTTAGTACGTAGCCATCAAACCCACCTGATATTTTAATATTTCCTACGCTGCCTAAATTAGCATTATTGGTAACTGTTAGATTAGCTCCTGAAATATTATTAGAGACAGAAATATTATTACCTGCTGAAATGTTTCCACTTACACTAAATGCATCTTCTGTCGAACTCAGTACGGTGTTACCAATATAAATTGTACTATTGGCTAAGTAAATATCTTTCCAACGTTGTGTTGGTGAGCCTAAATCATATGTTACGTTTGCACTAGGTAAGAGTGCGCTACCAACAGTACCTAATAATCTTAAATTACCTATGTTAGCATTTTTAGCTACAGTAAGATTTTCTGATACAGAAACATTACCTGTAGCAGCGATGTTACCAGAAGCATTAAGCACGCCTACGTTAGAAATACCACTTACAGTTAATCTACCTGCTGTAGAAATATTAGCTGCTGATAGATTACCAGATGCTATAATTTGGTCTGTGACGTTTATGTTACCTATATCTGCGTTTGCTGTTACAGTTAAGTTTGCGGCAGTAGTAATATTACCTGTAGCTGATACAACACCAGTAGATACAACATTACCTGCGTTAACTGTTACAGTTACATTGGCATTACCTGTTACTCTTAGATTAGCAGTGTTAGCGTTACCTGTAACATTTAAAATTCCTGCAGTTGAAATATTACCTGCTGTGAGATTGCCTGTTGATGTAATTATACCGCTTACGGATAAATTACCAGCAGATGCGTTACCAGCTACAACCAATGTATTGTTACTTGTAATTGATTGACCTGTAATACTATCGGTTGCTAGAACTCTTGTAGTTCCTATATTTCCAACATTAGCATTACCTGTAACATTAAGTGTAGTATTACTTACAATTGATTGACCTGTAATACTATCGGTTGCTAGAACTCTTGTAGTTCCTATATTGCCAACGTTAGCATTACCTGTAACAGTTAGTGCATTGTTTACACTTATATTACCAGCAGTAATATTTCCTGTTACCGTTGATGTAGTTACGTTTGATGAAGTACCTACTAAATTACCTAATAGAGTACTAGCTCTTACGTTACCTAAACTATTAAAAGTTACAACTTCATTGGTTACTGAGACATTACTACCAAAACTAAATTCTGCGTTACTATCGTCCCAACCCATAAATGCATCGACAGGGCTTCCGGCATTGTAATAATGTAGTAAACTACCCCTGTCTTTGTTGTCATCAGAGGTTAATGGGCTACCGTCTGCATTTCCACCTTGTTCAATGATTGGATCTTTGATTCTCATTGTTGTTACATTTGAGAATAAAGTTTGTCCATTAACTGTTAGGTTTCCTGATATAGTAACATTGGCAACAGCACTTAAATTACCATTGATGACAGTGTTGTTAAGTGTTGAATCGCCGCCTACATACAATGTTCCATTTGTAGATATATTACCTGCTTGCAAATTACGATTAACTGTTGCATCAGCATTGATTTGAGCACCATTAGCAACAATTCTTCCTGAGTTGGCGAATATTTCACCGGTTGATTCAATCAAACTTGCTCTACTTGTACCCGAAGTGATTATATTCGCAGTCGATTCAATATTACCCAATACAGTAAACTTACGGTTTAAAGTAAGATTACCGTCTACTTGTACATCTTGTAAAAAAGATTTTTGAGAAACAGTTAAGTTTCCACCTACTTCTGCATTTGCTGTTACAAGTAATCTATTCGTTGTATGTAAACTGTTTACGGTTACATCAGTAGCAGTTAAACTGATAGTTTGAATGTTGTTAAATGCTCTTAGATTACCTACGTTAGCATTGGCTGTTATAGCTAATGATGCACCTACGATATTACCCACTGCTGTTATTTGGCCTGCACTGCGTAAATTACCAACGTTAGCGTTGCTTGTAACGTCTAAGAAACCAGAACTCATTAAATTAGCAGCAGAAACAAAACCTGCTACTGTAGTATTAGCTAAATTAGCGTTACCACTTACTCTCAACATTCCGCC